AATGTCCCTTACAATCAGATAATTGGATGTTATCCGTTGACAACTACAAAGTATTTTGGGTCATACCTTGCAGATTGGTCTGTGTGGGACTCGAACCCACTACCGCACATGGGAAAATGACAACCAACAGGAATCAAAGTCAATGGGAGGGTATGCGGTTTCCCTGTTCAGACCACCAACAAACACTCAAGTTTGTCTTTTTATGGAGTGCAGACTATAACTGCTGTGAGGAAAAAAGAAACGAAAAATCCCAGTTTGAATTTCACAAACACCACCCGGACCTTGTGACGTTCCTTAACAGCATTCCGCTAGGTGGAGAAAGGACTTATCCTACACAGTCAACATGAAACCCGTATAAGATATGCCAAAAAATGGCAATTACCCGGCACAGGATTCGAACCCGCAAAGCCAACCCGGGCAACAGATAATAGTAGTCTGCTATTATCTGAACGCTTGTGACACGTTTATTTTTCCTCGGGAGTCTCTTCATCTTCCGGGGGATGACGTGCCGTAGTATCTGCTTCTTCTCCAAATAAAATCTCTCTTACACTACCGTTTGCTTCTTTTGCGATATTGTCCGCAACATCTTTCTGAAACACCGCCGCCATAATACTTAGATTCTCTTCATGGATCAACAAAAGCAGCCTAACTACTTGATTTAACATCTGTATCATTATGCTTCTCCCTTTCGTGCCTAAATTGGCACCTTAACATTTCAGTTACGTTTTCTCTTTCTAATCCAATTCCATGCCCTTGACGGAACAATTTGCATTCAAGCATTTGTCCACATTTCGTGCATTCATCGTCAATATCTTTATGACCTATTTTCATTTTTCACCGATTGCAAATCAATATATTTTTCAATATACCATTTTGCCTTTTCCAAATCTTGGACGCCGTTCTTTCTCTTGTGACGATACAGATACTTAAAGGCATTGCACACACAAAATTCCATTGTTGCGTCAATCCCCATTGTTTCTACCATCACATCTATACACTCAAATTTTCCTGTCTCATAATGTGATGGATGATTCACCGGATCATCTACACGCATACTCGATTTATCCACAACAAACTGCTGAATGTTCGCTGTATCGTCATCAAGCAGAAAGCTTTGCACTTCTGCCATTACACATCACCTCTCTCACGATGATTTGCACGATATGTGTCAAATCCACCCGGGTATCTTGCCTTTAACTTGTCAATGTTTGTCTGCATCACATCATCAAGATCAAATCCCATTGCATGACATATCATGGCTACATACCACATAACGTCACCTAATTCTTTCTTCAAATGGTCTTTGTCTAGTTCGCTGTCATGGAAAATCCATTTCTTTACCATGTCCAGCGTCTCTCCGGATTCCCCTGCAAGCCCCAGACACCCATTTATCAGTCCACCGGCATCACAGGCCACCTTCTTGGCGTTTACTACCATTCCTGCAAGCCTATCAGTTCCGCAGCCATCATTTGTCCTCATTGCCAACTCTTGGTACTCGTTTCCTGTCATCTCACATCTCCTCACTCAAGCCTATACAGCCTATATTTTGAATGCTTTACTTTGCTACCTCGTATCTTCACAACTTCCGGCACAGCCCACAAACCAAATACGATGTGAACAACCTTTACTCCATGTAGCTTCAGCAGCATTAAATCTTGCACTCTGATCCGTTTCATGTTATAATTTCCTTTCAGTAAACCCACTTTTGTTTTTGAGAATATTTTTGGGACTTAGTGGGGGGGGTGTGGCTGCCGCCACCATAAGGGGTGGGTGGGGGTCAGCAGTTTATAACGCACCCGGCGCACTCGAACATATGTTCTAAAAACTCTCTGTGATAAACTCCGGTTTAGCCTAGAGACGAACCACTATATATTGTGTGTGCCACCATTGTCACCACTATATGTTGTGTTTTGCTCTATTCCGGGCTGATCTATTTTCTGGAGTTCTTCCACCGTTGGTAGGCTTGATGCAGAAATAACAGGTTTTGTTTCGTTGGTTCTGCCTGCTCCTGGTAGATTCCAGCCGTGATTCTTGTTCAACTTTGCAAGAACTCCAACGGGATTTCTAATCTGTTGCATCAAACAGAAGAGGCTATCCTCGTTGTCGTCCCTTATAATGTTTAATAAATCGCTGTGGCGCCCACTTAGACATTCTCCATTTTGCCATCTATACAGCTGATCTTTACCAATGCCAACCATTGTAACAAAACCATGTATACTACACTCTTTATTGTGCATATCACATATACGTTTATATATATTATTATAGATCCACTCTACACTTGGTATATCATAACCACCGGAAGTAGTTTTCTCTACATACGTATACTTACATGGCTCAAACAGTTTTATTCTTAACTCAGTCAATACATCTCGCCAGACGTTGGGCGTTAGATTAAATTCATCGAATCCCCACACATCGCAGTAATTCTTTATGATATCTCGAGCTACTGGGGGCATATCTTCGACACATGTAATAGTTTGTTTTACTTCGTAAAATTCACTGCTCATGTCTGCCCCCTTTCCGGCTGATCGCCAAATAAAAAACGCCCGCAAAAAAGAAACCTGTAGCCGGATCCATCCCCGGTAGATTCTTTCTTGCGAGCGTGTAACTTACGTAACAAAATGACCGTCCTTGCTCATATACTGTCAAGCGTTGCCTCAAGCGATCGCTTATATCCGCCTCGGTCAGCTGGAACAATCTATCAACGCTTGCTTTGATTGTGGCTAAAATGTATCATAGATTTTTTTGTTTGTCAAGGGGTATTTTGAAAAAATATAAATCATTTAGGTGTGTAACTATATATCTAATAACCCACCATATACGTATATAGTTTAATTTATATAGTGGGTTATCCCACTATTGTATATAAATATTTTATATTATGTAGTGGGATAACCCACTATGTAAATTATATAACCAGCCCCCCATATTAGGGGCTGGTATTAAATTATTATTTAGTGTATAGGCGGTCAGCCTATATATATATTAATATATTAAATATTATTATATAAATTATATATATATTATATAAGGGGTTTTACACAAAAATGTATACATAATGTTTACAAATATCTAAAATGTGTTGAGATTCAACGGCTGGGGCTGATCGTTTTTGCATGATCCGAAAAAATCAAAACATTATACAACTATTGTAATATTATATCTATATATAGTTGTTATTGATCGAATGTTGACCGTCCGAAATCAGTATATCTATTGTAATTTAAATACTATCAAATATTTATAATTACATCTAGGCAGGCATTATCTGACGAATGATTATACATTTACAAGCATTTTATATATACATATGAAACTATAAGCACAGCGGACGTTAAACTCATCAGAAAATAGGCATTTTTATTTTTATTTTATATTTTGTTTATAAAAATTTTATAATTAAAAAACCCCAGCCATTCATTGACTGGGGCAAATCGATTTTTTCGATCAGCTCATCATAATAGCGTCTTGCGTCGGAACATCGCAAATCGTAGTTGTTGCCATAAGACGGATAGCCTTCTGCTTCGCATTCTTCCGCGATTTCCTCGCATTCTTTGAGATACTGGGCTTCCAGATTGCAGATCTTTTCTATGTCTGCTTCTCTGTAAACTCCAGCCGCTGTCATGTTGCGGCGCATTTCTTCAGTTTTATTCATCGGATCCTACCTCCTTTGCCATTTCCTCAATATAATCAATCACATCAAGCAGTGTTCCGATCTCTATCGGGTCTGCTGCTTCGTCGTCAGAAACGTAGAACGTGCCGCGCAGATCTCGCCAAACGCAAAAGTCGCTGTTTGAGTAAACAGCAAAAGCCTTTTCTGACATCTCCGATCCGTCAAATTCTACTCTTCTAAATGTTTTTCCTGATTTTTTCATGATCTGTCACCATACGCCCTTTGGACGCCCTTTCTTTTAATCTATAAATATAATAGCATGATCTTTTACTCTTGTCAAGCGTTTTTTTATTTTTTGTCATGTATTTTTTTATTTTGTAAAATATATGTTGACTTTTTATATTTTCTATGCTATAATTTACTTGTAAATAAGAAAAGGCGATCGTCAAAGCTACCAACTAAACACGATCGCCACCAATCAATAAGAAAGGTAGGGTCATTATAGCATGATCCAAAGGTAAAAAGCAATGAAAAAATTTGAACTCTCTTTAACTGATGAACAAATAGCCAGAAGCAAGGCAAGACAAAAGGCAATTGATGAATTAGAATATAATCCGATGTGCTACGATTGTAAAAAATTCAAAAATTCATGTAAAGGATCAAAAAATAAGGTATATAGCGGCTGTATTTATACAGCCGCTGATTATAGCAAGCCGTCTATATATGCACAAATTTTTAACCAAGTAAAATAGTTTGTTGAATAATAAGAAAAGAGGTTATGCGTTATGGCAGAAAAAATATTTGAAGAATTGAAAAATTTAGCAAGATTGGAAGAAATCGCCAACCAGGCAGAGGCAAATTATGATAGAGATCTTGAGGATGAAGATTATGAGCGAGCCTATGATCTCGCATATGAAAATGAATATAATTCATTTATGAAAGCGGCAACAATGCTTTCTGACTATATCGGTGTTGACATCGCAACGGCTAGAGCTATGATAAATTGGAAAAGATCGGAAGTAATAGATATTTTGAAAAGGGGGCGCAAAAAATGAAAATAGGCGATAAAATAATTTACGGAAATGAAATAGAATGTATTTTGGAAAAATACGAAATAGAAAAAAACGGCAATATTATAATATCCGCCGCCTGTGATGGCGGCACAATAATAGCACCGTGGGAAATGTTCAAAGAAATTTGAACAAAATAACTAAATCAACAAAGCCCCCAGAAATGGGGGCTTATTTTTTTCTGTTTATATTTTTCTTTTTGTATTTTTCAAATTTGAAACGTGATCTAATAACTGTAATTCCGTTTATTTCGTCTTTTTTTGTTTGGCGCACAGCTCTAACGCCGTATATATCCGCTGTTCTTTTCTTTCTCCCAGATCTGCTACCCATTCTATCGCCCCCTTTTTATTCTTTTTTGGATCTCATTTGAAAAAGCAGGGAACTGATCCACGTTCCCGGATACTATTTTTTCACCGAACAAAACAACCCTTGCACCGTTCACGCGTTCGATCAGTTCACTATATCCGTAAGAAAAACATCTTTTAGACAGATCATCGCGAGCGCAACCAACGGAAGAAATCGCTATAGATGATTGCTGCGGCAATCCATCAAAGCACCACTCAAAGGACCTCGCATCACTCCAGCCAGCAACAGGGACAACGTTTACGCCATTTATCAGAAGATACCAAGCAAGCGCACGTGATCTATACATCTGCCATATTTGCATTGAAAGCGGCATATCTTCGTAAAAAGAAAAGTCTGGAGCACAGACATATTTGAAATTTTGCAACGCAGGAATGTATTTATCCGGGTTGTTCCACACTCTCTCAAATTGCATATCGTCAATAAAGAAATGACAAATACACTCTTTCGGATTTCGTTCTTTTAATGCTAGATTAAATGGCGCGGATCTCAAGCCGTCTGCATGAACAATCACCGCGGGAAGTTGTGGAAATCCGTATTTGCCTGTAAGTTTCGCACCGAGAAGAAAACGCTCTCTCATAACATCGTTTTTTGTGTTTACAGATATTTCCATATCCATCGGTGGCGCACCTCGCTTTCGTCAAAACGCACATGTGTGTGCGTATGCTACAATACATATATTGTGAAAAATAAACAATGATACATTATAATTTGTATCATTAAATATATCATAACATATCATAAAATAAATTTCAACATAATTTTAATTTGTGTATTGACACATAAAATAAAACATGATAATATAATCATGCACAAAACAGATAAGTATAAAAGAGCCAACGGATTTTAGACCTTTCCATTGGCTCTTTTTTCGTTAGAATATACTGTTCTGTTGTTCACATAATTCTAGTAATTTTCCTATTTTCATCTTCTCGATAAATTCATCATCGTGTAAAGGCTCAAACACTGTGTCCACAAAATCATACTCTTTATAAATCTTGCAGCCATGAAAATCCTTTACCAAAACGCATACTTCCAGTTCCTCGCCAAATTCGCTTATGTCTCCCTTGATTTCTTCGATCAAATCACTGCACTCATAAGATAATTTGATGAAACCCATGTCAATCTTTCCCATCAGAACAAATCCTCCTGCCTTTTTCTTTAGATTCTAACATATACGGTTTGCTCATACAAGAAATATATAATGCTCTTGCCGAATATTCGGTTATGCCCATTTGATACAGAAGATCAGCTTTTGTCATATTTGGGTTTGTTCTCTGCACAAATCTTAAAATCTCATCTATCATACTCATGATACCATCCTAACCGCGCCAAACATCATCTCTACAAT